TGCCGGCACTGGCAACGTATCCTTCGCGTAATCACAATGGCACACTACGCATTCCTGGATGAAAACAACATTGTCACCGAGGTGATTGTTGGCAAGGATGAAGGCGAAGAAAGCACCGATTGGGAAGTGCATTACGGCAACTTTCGCGGCCAAGTATGTAAACGTACCAGCTATAACACATCTGGCGGCATACATAGCAGCGGCGGCACACCATTCCGCAAAAACTACGCTGGCATTGGTTACACATACGATGCAGGCCGTGATGCGTTCATTTCACCAAAGCCATATCCAAGCTGGCTGCTAGATGAAGCAACTTGCCAATGGGAACCACCAGTACCAATGCCTGATGATGATGGGCTGTATCGCTGGGATGAAGCTGCTGGTGATTGGGTCGCGGCATGATCACCGTGCTAGGGCTGGGCTCGTTATCGCTGCTCCTATTCACGGGGTGGAGCTTTTTAGCAATGGCAGGACTGCAACAGGATTCTGAGCCGTTAGAATAGGCGCATAGTTGAGACCCATTGCTGCTGCCCCATGATCGAGCTAGTAGCGGCATGTGCAGGGGCACTAATATCGGCTGTTGCTGTGATGGGCATCAACGCAAGCAAACGCAACATGGAAGGCAGCGTCGCGATCGCAAAATTGACCTCCAGCGTTGAGCATATTGCCGAGACTTTACAAACTATCCATACAGATGTGCGCGCTAATAACCGCGAGCTATTTGGCAGGCTTAACCAAGTAGAAAACCGCGTCAGTAAGCTAGAGGTGCGTTAACTACTGCAATGATTATCACTCCTGAATCCATCGCTTCATATACAGCCGCTGCAATCGGCGTACACGCTACAGCCGTGGCAGTAGTAAATCTGACACCAACGCCAAAAGATAATGACCGCCTAGGTCGTTACACTGCATTGTTTGTAAAGATCTACCGCGCTATTGAAATCCTGGCTGGTATCTTCACGCCTTTGGTTAAAAAGTGAGCAACTTCCTAGCAGCGGCGAAGGCATTATCAAAGCCGCCGCTCCCGCACCAAATGGCGGCATTCAATTATGCGTGGGACTTGTTAACTATCGAGGAGCAAAGCACCTTTCTAGACAAATACCGCAGTGACCCAAAACCCAAGGCAGCATTGGCATGGCAGCAGGCCAGTGCGCTAATCCGCGAGTTTGAAGGTTTCAGCGAGGCGGCTTACGTATGCCCTGCTGGTGTGGTAACTATTGGATGGGGATTTACTAAATGGACAGATGCCGCCCCAGTGCGACTAGGTGAAACGGTAAGCCGCGAGGTGGCGGATGCGATGCTGTCGGATCTAATTGAAAACAAGATCGTGCCAGCGCTAGCAAAAACTGTACCTGGCTGGGGTAGTTTGCCACCGAATCGGCAGAATGCATTGGTAAGTTTTGCGTACAACGTGGGTTGGCATTTCTGCGGTAGCTCAGATTTCGTGACCATATCCAAGGCATTGCGCGAGTCAGATTGCGACGCAGTGCCCAGCGCGATGATGTTGTACGTAAACCCAGGCAGCAGCGTTGAAGCAGGTTTGCGCCGTCGCCGTCAAGCAGAAGGCAAACTCTGGGGCATCAGCCAGAAAGCAACATCTGTAATATTGAAGGTGGATTGGGAAAACCAAAACGACAATGCCAGCGGCACCGGCTACCGCGAATGTTTCAGCAGCTCATGCGCCATGCTTGCCAAGTTTTACGGCAAAGTAGCGAACGACGATGAATACAATGCCATCCGTGGCAAGTTTGGCGATACGACCGACAGCCAGGCGCAACTGGCGGCACTGCGTTCTTTAGGTTTGCAAGCAAGATTCGTCACCAACTGCGCCCCAGGCTTGCTGGAGCTTGAGTTACGTGCTGGCAGACCCGTGGCTGTTGGGTGGCTTCACCAGGGGCCTAGTAATTCACCAAGTGGGGGCGGGCATTGGTCTGTTGTGATTGGCTTTACTGATGCGGGTCATTGGATCCTCAACGACCCCAATGGGGAGGCTGATCTCGTCAGTGGTGGCTATGTCAAAAATACCGGGGGTGCTGGTATTAAGTACAGCAAGGAACGCTTCAATCGCCGTTGGATGCCTGATGGCGCTAGTACTGGTTGGGCTCTACTGGTGAAGCCATGATTGAGCTCAGGCGCCACAGCAATGCGGTGCTTGAAATACGCATCCCATACACCAGCACGACTAAAGCATTTGACTTCTTTCTGGCATCTGATATACATCTAGACAACCCCAAATGCAACCGCAAGTTATTAGCAAAACACCTGGATGAAGCTGCTGCAAAGAAAGCACCTGCTTTATTTTTTGGTGACGTCATGTGTTTGATGCAGGGCAGAAGCGATCGCCGCAGCAACAAACATTCGATACGCCCAGAACACATGGGTGATAACTATTTTGACTTAGTGTTTAACGAAACTGCTAACTGGTTTAGCAATTGGAAAGATACAATAGTAATGATGAGCGACGGCAACCATGAAACATCAATATTAACTCACAATGAAATTGACCCGCTAGAAAATGTTACCAGGCTAATGCGTGAGCAAGGATCTAAAGTGCAACATATGAGCTATCAAGGTTTCATCTGGTTTACATTCATTCAACGTAATCCAGACGGCACAACAGGCAAAACACGTAGAGCTACATTGGCATTTCACCATGGTGCATGGTCAGGCGCATCTAAATCAACCGGTCAAAAGTATTTTAATATCTTCCCGCAGGCGCAAATTGTATTGAATGGACATAATCATGAGCGCTCAATTATTAGCCATCCTGCATATAATATTTCAGCTAATGGCACCCAGACAATCCAAAATCGGTGGGCATTGCAAACGGGGTGTTATAAAGAAGAGTTTAAAAACTCGACGGGATTTGCCGTCGAGAAAATAGTGCACCCGAAAAGTTTGGGCGGTTTGTGGCTTAGACTACGACCACGCGATTCCAACGGCGTCGAAATTACCTGTGAGCCTGCAACATGAACCGCTACCTAGTCGAGATAAGCGCCATGATGATAGTGGATAGTGAGTATTCCTGTGATGATGTAGCAGTTGGTATTGCTGCCAGACTCGAAGAAATCGCACAAAGCAACGCGCATCTCCTTGATTATGAGGTGCTTCCTTACGAAATGCCGGAGCCTTATGAGCCACCACATCAACGAGACGGAGTTAGTATCGCGTAAGGTTACAAAGCACAAATTCAGGAAGTCTATTATTGAAGATTGGGATAGTTGTTGTTACATCTGCGGTAAACATTTTACTAATATTACATTAGATCATATTGTGCCAAAGAGAGCCGGGGGGCATACAAGTCGTGGCAATTTGGCGAGCTGTTGCTCTATTTGCAATCGCCAGAAGGGTCATTCGGAATTGTGGAGCTGGTGGACGCAGCATCCAGAATGGAATCTTGAGAGAGCTGTAAAGCTGATAAGTTACCTGCGTCGCGTCGATGGCATTCCATCGCCTGATGATAATAGATAAGGGCTTGCCAGGCTTGAGAATGCTCTTTCACCATAGAGGCATAAGTTACCTGCCACATGTAACCTACACGGATGAGCGTTGGTGCAATCATGGTTATACTGTGTTACTTGGGAGCATTGGATGATGGAGTGGATGGTAGTTAATCTTAGCCTCGAAGAAGAGCTTGAGGTCGAGAGCAAAGCACGACTAGCGCTGAACTGCCCAGATAGCAAGGAAGTGGCTAAATTGTGCGCTATGTTAATAAAACAAAATGCACACCAATCTAAATTATTATGTCAAGCGGTTGGTTATATCGCAAATTTAGAAGCTACAATGTATCTAATGGACTCAGCACGCCCGTGGTGGAAACGTATATTCTTGCATCATTAGTTTTAGCTTTGTACATGCCATGTCAATTCGTTGCCGTACCCGTTCACGGCTTACTGAACATTGAGCCGCGATCTTCGAGAGTACCAATGGTTCTGGCTCATCAGGGCCAAGGCCATAGCGTTTGTTTATTAGATCCTGCTCTTTGTCGGTTAGATAAAACATCGCCAGTTGGAGATGTTCTTTGTCGTAATCTGATTCATATTGCTCTTCAATAGGGCTAGCAACTAAATCAAGTAGTGGGTTGCCATCATCTGTTATTAATACATCCAAACTTTGATGCGTAACGCTGCAATCTTGCAATGCCAATAATTGCTCTAATGTAATGTTCATCAATTCAGCAAGCACTTTTTTACTGGGCTTACAACCGTTTAATTGCATGTATTCAGATTCCAATCTTAGTGCCCGGTAAAATTTATCCAACACCTGCTGCGGCACTTTGACAAGTCTTTCTTTGGTATCTATGGCCCGAGACAATGCCTGGCGAATCCACCAATACGCATAGGTTGAGAACTTATAGCCTCGCTCAGGGTCAAAGAGCTCCACCGCCCGCTGGAGGCCAAATGAGCCCTCCTGCACTAAATCCATGAGCTCCATGTTTGAAGACCTTAGCCGTGTTGTATATCTTTTGGCAATATGCACCACAAGCCGTAGGTTTGCATTTACCATGGCATTTCTAGCTTTGATGCCTGCCCTTATTTTCCGCTTTTCTTCTGGCGTTCGCTCGCCTTCGAGCTTACGCAACTCCATGTAGACCCGCACCTTGCGGCTTAGTTGGATTTCCTGCAATCCGGTGAGCAGAGGATACCGCCCTATGTTTTGCAGGTATTCCCTTGTGACGTCGCTCATGGTTTAGGGAGGTAGTAATGAAAGAAATTTCTCAAAGCATCCCCCGTAGGCGTGCCACTGGCCGCTTTCGCGGCTCGCAGCACATCCTTATAATCATCAAATGACCTGCTGCCAGTTTCCTGGTAAAGGGTGAAACGAATGCCTTCTGCATGGGTTCCAGGCGGGAGCGTTGCAAAAACACGAAACAAGCCGCCATCAAAACATCTACAAATTGCACTCACAGGTGGCTCAATGCCACATGCCCTTAGCACAGTGTTTTTCAACACACTTTCTGGGATTAAGCTGAGCTGCCGCCAGGATGGTTCAGCCATCAGAACGCAGGTTCGTCGCTGGTGTTATTGGCGCGGGGCAGGAACTCAAATCGGCTGACAGCCAGCACGTGCTTGGAGCGCTTGTCACCGGTCTTCTTATCCTCCCAGTCTTGGCGTTTTACATTTCCGGTGCAAAAAATAGAGTCGCCTTTTTTTAACTTATCAACTATCACCTCGGCGCTTTTTCCCCAAACTTCGACATCCATGGCGTTGTTAATCCAGTTGCCGTTTTTATCTTTGCCCTCGGAAATTCCGCATGCGAAATTTGCCACCTGGGTGCCGCTGTCAAAGCTTTTTAAGGTTGGGTCTGAGATAATGCGAATGATGCCAGATGCGTAGAGACTCATGAGAATTAGTTCAGTGGGGTAATGTTATGTGCAGCCTCGAAGGCCAAGATATCCGCTAGCTGGTAGATAACATAGGGGCTGCCTAAAGGCAGGTATGCCCTATCTAGGCGTTGATACACCGGGCCGGTGCCGTTGCTGCGATGGTGCCGCAGCGCTGAGGGTTTAAGCCCCCAGCGTGCTGCTAGTTCATTTGTGCTGAATTGTGTGGGGTCAGTCATCGGCGAATGGGTCCGCGTCGTTGTCAGTGGATGGCGCAGCAGGTGGCACTAGCTCGGCTTCACGCGCAAGCGACAACTCAAGCAGCGTATCAAATTGCTGCTGTGATAAATCATTTTTGCGTAACTCCATGCGGGCGGCGATATCCTCCAATTGCTGCACAGAAGTACTTTTTGCGATTGCTGCCTTACCAGCGGCAAAGATCTTGGCATCACCAGCAAATGCAGCAGGCGCCAGAGCTGGTGCAGGTGTTGCCGTTACCGTTACGGCTTCCTGTTCCATCTCATCCACTGTGTAGACGCCTGACATGTCAGCAGGAAAGGCGCGCCTAAGGGCCTGTGCCTCGCTGCACTTGGCAATCATTACGCTTGGCATTTTGTTCCATAGCCCTTGCCCTGCGTTGAAATCGGCAAAACGAGCAGTCGCGGTAAAAGGATGGCTGCAACCTTTGCGCCAAATAATAGTTTTAGCAGCGGCAGGCGGTTTGCTGCCAAGCCATACATCACTCCACCGGCTGCCTTCTGTGTCACCTATCCAGAAAGTAGCTGACCCATCAAGTTCGCCGGTCTTTTCTGCAACAGCACGCAAGCCATCAATGCCCACCTGAATACTCATTTTGCCGCTGCTACCGCCGCGCTTGATCGCATAGATTTGCTTGCTGAACGGATCTAGCCCTGTGCGTTGGCACGCATAAGCAAACAGCTTTAGCTCGTCTGGCGTGCAACCGGGGGCGATACTTGAGCTGATTAGCTGTTGCTGCTCCGGCGTCCATGTAATGGCGCTCATTAGAAATCCTCTGATGTAATGGTTGTTTGGTCTTTTAATGCCCAGCCCGGAAGCTGTAGCGTCTGGATGCCGTCGGTGTATCCGGGGTAACCGTTGACTGCCTTGCAGTCTTGGAGAATCTGCAAGGCGTTATGGCGGGCGATGCTGCCATGAATCAATGCTTCAGTATCAAGCTCGTAGACACCAATTGCATACGGTGCAGTCTTCTCGACTGCAACAAAAATGAAGCGCGTTGCCAGAGTCCCTGCAAGGTAGTGAGCCGCCTGAATCTGGTAACCAAAATTTGCTACTGCTTTGGCAAAAGATGCGGGGCTGGCGTCTTGGCAGGTCTTCAAATCGACGATGGTTGCACCGTCAGCGCTGAGCCAGTCAGGGCGGCATTTGCAGCGCATCCGGGTGGGTATGTCGTCAAACCAAAACGACTGCTCAGCGGCGCCATTAGATAGCAGCAAGGCAGCAGTTGAGTTGCTGCGCACTGCATCAGCCATCTGCAATGCCTGCGCTAAATCGGTTTCGGATACCGCTTCTATGCCAGCAGCAGCCATCTCAATGACGGCGGCTTTGCCTTCCTTTGTACGCCTATCAGGCGCCAACTGGTAGCGCTTAGATAGCTCGTCGGGTTCCAATACGGCGCAATGTACAAGTGAGCCTAGGCGCATAGCGGCAGTGGGCACCATAGCTACACGGTCAGGATCTAAGTACCTGCTCCAGTAGTGGTAAGGCGATTGCATTACCGTTTTCAATTGGCTGGCGCTAATGGCCGGGTCTGCGTGGTAATCGGCGTTGCTGATGGTCATTGAGGTAGTTGGTGGATAGCTGTTGGGGTTTGAATCTGGCGGTTGCGGCCATCAGCACAACCAATTGCATAAAAACTAAATGCAAGCACTAAAGCAATTAAAACTTTCATGCGAGCACCATCCGCACGCGATAGCGGCTGATTTGCATGTGATCTGCGATTCGTTGCTGCGATATGCCATTACGGCGCAACCTGATGACTCTTTGCTCGGTTGTTTCGGTAAACCAGAGAATTATTAAAAGTGGCAATAGCAAAACTGCTATCAAGATTGCAAGGGTGGTCATAATCCTCGAGTTGGGGTGGAAGCTCTCACCTCCTTACTCACATCCTACACCCTAGTCCGCCCTTGTCAACAGTCGTCCGTTGTAATGCTTAATAAATCCATCGCCTCGCCCACACTCCTTGCGACACCAGCAATTCCACCGGCTGCTTGCACTGCGTTAAGCCATTGCTGTTGCTCAGGGCGGATCCTGCCGGTGGCAGCTTTAACCTCGATGCTGGTAAATATTGCAACCTGCTGACCCACCATCTCAGATGTAATTATGCGCGTAGTCCAACCAATCAAGTCGGCGCTGCCTTCGCATAATCCAAAGCTGACCGGGCGGCCATTTATATCCCGCAGCGTGCCGGTATTGTTGCGAAACAGGCGGCACGTGCCAATACTGCAAGCAAGCCGGATGTGTTGCTGGATTGTTTGCTCACTTGCCACGCGCTGCCATTAAATGCCTAGCCCACCCTATTGGGTTCTTATATCCACGCTGTTGACCTAACGCCACTAACTGCTCCAGCGACTGCGCAGTGCCTTGCTCGCGGCGCTTGGTAACTGCAAGCTCCTTTAGCTCACCTTCCACAACCTTTAGCTCGCGCACCTCAGCGCGGAACTCATGGCCGCATTCACCGCATACCGCTGCCAGTGTGGCGCAGGCGCTGAAACATTGCGGGCACACTTTGACGCTGGGTGATGCTTCCCGGTCGCGCTTGGTGGCACCATCCAAGCTCCATTCACGTTCTTCTAAGTGATGCCCAAGCCGCAAGCTGTTGCCGACATGATCCAGAATTACTGCACGCTTGCCTGGTTGCGGACGCAGGCACCTGCCAATCATCTGGAGATGCAACCCGACACTTGCGGTAGGTCGCAGCAGGATGCAGCCGCCAACACTCGGGACGTCAACACCTTCACCGATAAGTTGGCAACTGGTAAGGATGGATAGCTTGCCGGTGCCCAGATCTATAAGCAATTGGCGGCGCTTGGCGCTGTCTGTATTGCCGTCAATGCTGGCAGCCGCAATACCTGCATCCTGAAATAATTGCGCCACCGCTTCGGCATGAGCAACTGAACAGCAGAATGCAATCGCGGTTTGGCCTGCGAGGTGTTGCCGGTAGTGCGTCAGGCAGTCGCCCATTGCCTGGCCCTGCTGCAATAGCTCACCGGCTTGGCTCATATCAAAATCACCCATACGCTTACGCAGGCCGGCGCTACTAAAGCCCGGCGGTGCCAGCACTTTGGCAGGTGCTAGAAAGCCGTTATCCGTTAGCCATGCAGCGCTAGGCCCTTCCACCATCGATTGGTAATGCTCACCCAGGCCGCGACCGTCACCTCTAATAGGTGTAGCGGTAACGCCTAACAGTTTGGCAGCGTGGAAATGCTGGATGCAGGCGTCCCACGATTTTGCCGTGGTGTGATGCGCCTCGTCAACCACCAATAATTGAAAGAAATCCCTTGGCAGCAGGTGCAAACGTCGTGACAATGTACCGACACTTGCAACCTGCACCGCATGGGATAAATCCATGCCACGTTTTGCGGCAATAATCCCATGCTGCACACCCATGCCGCTAAGGCTCCTACTGGCTTGATCCAGCAGCTCTTGGCGGTGTACCAGGATGCAAACACGGTTGCCTTTACGTGCCGCAGCTTGGGCGATATGGCTAAATATCCGGGTTTTCCCGCCGCCGGTGCTCAAAACAGCCAAAACAGATTTATGTCCTGACTGATAAGAAAGGCGGATTTGATCCACCATGTCCTGTTGATAAGGGCGGAGATTCATGGTTGCCATGTTGCGCCGCCAAACGCGTCTTCAAGCTCTTTGGAATTATTTGGGCATTGGTCGCCCCAGCAATCCCATCCGCTTCTTGATTCGCGGGCAAACAACTCTGCTTTTTTTAATTCAGGCCATGTTTGTTCAATTATTTCATGCAGAACATTTGGCTTTTTACTATGCCCTAGCTGCTCGCTTCTAATATGCCCAAGGCAATCGAGCTGTACTTCTGAAGAATTTTCTTCACTTAAATGATTAGATTTGTTTGTTCTGCGCGTTGCAGGTTTTTTGCCAGACCTGCCAACAAGGATAGGCTCTGCATTACTACGGAACCAATAGCCAACGCCAAGCCTATCTTTACTGACATTGCCGCGACAATGTTTAGTCCATACTGCCATAGTTACATAGTCAAACCCCCAGCCTTCAAGAACAGCCATACAATCTTTAAGCAACGCCCCAGATGACCATAAAAATAAGATGCAGCCGTCTGGGTCTGCTATATTTTGTATCGGCATTTTTGCAATTGCAGCATTATCTAATAAATTGTACTGTGCATTGGCGCAACCTTTTCCAGCGGTTTCGTTACCAGAATTTGATTTTGCGTAGCTGTAAGTCCAAGGCGGGTCAGCTAAAATGAGTTGATAAGACATCAGAAAGAAGAAGAATCCATGAAATTAGTTTCCGGGTAACAATATTTATTAGTTTTGAATAGATAATAATAATCGGGAATGTAAGCAATAGAAAGCCATTGCTTGGTTGGTTGAAATATATAATTTTGCAGATTTTCATAAGGCAATTCAAATTGTATTGCATATCCATTGTTTTGGGTAGGCGAAATTGCAAAACCGCAATCAATTAGATATCTATAAAGCCATCTATGCCCCTCGTCTTTTTTTGCCCATATAACAGCGCTTAACGGCGTTGCATTTTTCTTGTAGCCGTGCTTATAAGCAACATCCTCCTCTTTTGTCCTTGGTGGCTGATGAACTTCTGCATAAACCCATCTACTGCCAATAAAAAAATCGCCCATTGACTTCATAGCACGCAACTGCCCGTCACTTGGGGATTGCGCCCCAACAGCTTTTGCTTCATGGATAGCAATAATCCCGCTGACCTCTCTTACACCGTCAACATCAGTGCCAGTAATTGTGGGCCTAACTGGGCCATCGCCAGGTAAAAGCACCCCCATTGGTATCTCGTGTTCGTATTTGCAAGTTAAGTTTGCAAATTGGCCCGTCAGCCCGCGCCCGCGCATAAATTAATCTCAGTTGCTTGCTAACCTTAGCACTAACCGCTAGGCTGTGCAAGTAGACCGCTAGGCAGCATGGAACTCGCGCATCCGCTATCAGTTCAGTTCACTACAGAGCAACTTGCTTGGCTGGATAGCCGTTGCATCGTGGGCCTGTCCAGATCCGCCGCACTTAGGCTGGTGGTTGAAGAGGCCATGCGGCAGGCCAAGCGCACACAGAAATGAACTTATACGAAGAACTTGCGCGGCTGCCTAGCAGTTGGGGTTTTGTTGCCGTTGATGGTAAAAAAAGGCCATACCAAACGGCATGGCAAGACAACCCGCTAACAAAAGATGCACTTAACGACGAGCTGGAACGCGGCAGCGCAAAAGCAATTGGCGTGTGTTGTGGGGTGTCATCAGGTGGTTTGCTGTTCCTTGACCATGACGGCAAAAGCGCCAGTAATATCCTCCGCGATTGGGGTTGCCCTATGTCGCAACTGCCTAAATCATGGACCGTAACATCAGGCCGCGACGGTAGGTTTCAAGTTATCTACCAAGTGCCGGAGCAATACTGGGCAGATATCGCAACACGTAAATACAAATCTGGCATAAGCGATAGCGAAGGCAAACCAGAGCAAATTGAACTGCGATGGACCGGTTGCCAATCTGTAGTGGCCGGCGCTCATCCGTTAACTGCTGGCTATCATTGGATTAAAAATTACAGCCCAGACGATTTAGAAATCACAACTGCACCGTTTGCATTAATCGAGCGGATGCTAAAGCCCGTCCCAGTCGCGGCCATAACCATAGAACCGCGCAACAGCCTAGACGATGCTGCCCGCGCACGCTCATACCTCGCCGCATTATCGCCAGCCCGCGCTGATGATTACGACATGTGGCTAGAGATTGGCATGTCATTACATAGCATTGGCGACGACAGCCTGATAAATGATTGGCAGTCATGGTCTCAACAATCAGGCAAACACAAACCCGCCGATTGCACAAACAAATGGCGCAGTTTTAAGAAATCTGGTATCACGCTTGGCACGCTTGGTGATATGGCAAAAAAGGATGGCTGGCAATCATCCACACCGAAACCCAGGCGCATACTGTCACCATCAAGCCAAACTGCACCGATACTTACAAAACCTGAAAAGCTTGAAGCTGCTGAATTATTAGCTTTTTTACGCAGCGAAGCGCAAGATATTAGGTTTAATACATTTACCCAGCAAATCGAAATAAAGCAAGATCCAATCAAAGGGTTAGACCGTTTTTACCTCACGCTTGCAGAACGTGGTTACAAGGTATCAAAAGAATTAGCAATTGATTGCTTGGTTCAAGTTGCCAACGAGAACTCTTATGACCCCGTTTGCGAATATTTAAATGACGTAGCCGCAAGGAACAACCCAGGCTACATAGACCGCCTCGCTACCACTTATCTGCGGCCATGTGATGCTGACATAAAGCAGCCAACTATTTACGATGAGATGTTAAAACGTACCTTAATTGCAGCCGTAAGGCGTGCATTTGAACCTGGCGCTAAGCATGACACCGCTTGCGTATTAATGGGTGACCAAGGCGCATACAAGTCCAGCTTTTGGGGTTGCCTTGGAGGGCCATTCTTTAGCGATGCGTTAGGTGATATATCAACAAAAGACGACCTTATGGTATTGCATAGAAGTTGGATAATGGAATGGGCAGAATTAGACCATATAACAAATCGCAAGCACGCAGGTTTAGTAAAGTCGTTTTTATCACAATCAATTGATATTATGCGGGTGCCATACGGCAAAGCCGTTGAAGCATTTCCAAGGCGTGGAATCATCGTCGGCAGTACAAATAAATCAACTGGTTTTTTAGTTGATGAGACCGGTAACCGCCGCTTCTGGGTAATACCTACAACTAAGACCCAGCAGGACCAAATTGATACCGCTGCCTTGATGCTCGAACGTGACGAGATATGGTCTGCCGCTGTACATGCCTATCGCGCTAAAGAGTCCAGTCATTTACCGCGAGACATGGAGCAACAGCTAACAGACGAAAACGAAACCTACTTAGTAAGCAGTCCATGGGAATCTGTCATCCGTGAATGGTTAGCAAAAGAAGGTTTGGTTGAGGTGACAACTGAACGCGTTTTGCGTGATGCCATCCAAAAACCAACCGAGCGCCAAACACGTATTGATCAAATGCAGGTTGGTGATGTGTTGCGAACTTTTGGGTTTAACCGCGTTAGGACCATGGTGAATGGTCGTAGGCAATGGACATATCGCCACAAGGATTGCCCTACCTAGTATTGCTGCCCTACCGGTAGGACAGGCTCTAATCGGTTGCGCTGCAACGTGTTTGGGCGTATTGCCTCACCTGCCCTACTGCCCTACCTATTGCGCAAACTCTATCCAGGTATATGCCCTATATACCCTCTATCTATATCTATCTATATAGGTAGGGTAGGTAGGACAGGTAAGCCAACCGCTTGCAGTGCAGCCAGTCTCAGCCTGCCTCACCTGCCCTACCTGCCATACAGGTGGGGCAACCCGCTTAGCGCTTGACCGATGGACCACAGCGAACTACCATCACACCGTTGCAGCACCTCCACAATGCCCTCAGTCAAGCAAGCACCAGTTATCCAACGCCTGCACTATTTGATGCGCGAAGCAGCCGCCGTAGCCGCTGCTGTGCGGGATAATGCGCAAGATGATGGTGAGCCGTTGGATCCTGCTGAGCTGATTGATTTGATTGCTGATTACCAAATTGTCTTAGATTTATTAGATGAAGCCTTCAACGTGCAACCTGCCCGCGTCAGTGGCGCGTGCAGTATCGGCTAACCGGTTACAATAAATTCAAATAGCTCAACTCTTCAAGTTAGGAACTAATGGCCGCAATAATTCGCCAGCACTATAAGTTAAATTGGGAGCTAATAAAAAAAGTTCGTATTTTAGCTGAATTTGGCGGGCCGTTAGAGCACATCGCAGCCGCTGTTGGTGTTTCTTATGCTGCAATTAGGGTGTGGATTAACAATGCAAAAAAAGGTCAAGGCACCGAATTAGAGGTGGCGCTTCTATCAGCTATTGACTTAGGCCGCGCAACCGGCGGAATGCGGCTAGCTAATATTATTGCAAAGGCAGCAGATGAAGGCAATACTAGAGATGCACAGTGGATGCTTACGCATTCGCCGGCATTCCGTAACCATTACAGCGACAATGCTGCAATCGTTAGGGCTCGGCAAGAAGGCATTGAGCTGGCAGTGCAGGCATTAACAGAATCTGAGTTGTCACCAGAACAGGAACGTAACTTATTATTGCGGATACAATCAAAAACAGGTGAGCGGTTAGTTGATGTCGAAGATTCTTAAACGACTAGCACAAATTGAATTAAACCAAACATTTATTGAAGCATTTGATTTACCTGATACATTAAGACGAATCCAAGCAGATTTGCATCCAGGCCAGCTTGATTTTGTAAATGACCATACAACCCAAATCCTTGGCGTATCGGCAGGCTATGGCGCGGGCAAGACCCGAGCGTTATGTGCGAAGGCTTGCTTCCTTGCAGCAGCTAACCAAGGCTTTATCGGGTTAGTGATGGAGCCGACTGGGCCGCTAATTCGGGATATTTGGCAAGAAGATTTTGATGATTTCCTAGAGGCGTATGGCATCCCGTACAGTTTCCGCGCTAGCCCATTACCTGAATATGTGCTGCACTTACCACTGGGTGATACCAAGATCTTGTGTCGTAGTTTTGAAAATTGGCAACGTTGCATTGGTATTAATGCCGCATGGTGCCTTTGCGATGAATTGGACACAGTGATGCCAGCCATTGCTAACAAGGCATTCCCTAAAATCCTTGGCCGATTGCGTGCTGGTAATACCCGGCAATTTGCGGTGGCGTCCACACCCGAGGGATTCCGTTGGATGTTTAATACGTTTGCCAGTGAGGACGCATTATCACGTACTGATCGAAAGCTGATCAAAATGCGTACTGCTGATAATCCGCACTTACCGCCTGATTTTATTGAGCGGTTGCAAGCTAACTACGACCCAAACTTATTACGCGCATATCTTGATGGTGAGTTCATTAATCTTACGACTGGCACTGTTTATGACAGATTTAATAGAGCTAAACATGTAGTAACGCAATTGCCAGATTACAGTGAAGAACCATTACGTATCGGCGTTGACTTTAACATTGGCAACATGTCGGCGGTTATTGGTATTCGTAGCGGCAAAGGGTTGGTAATCATTGACGAGATCAGCGGTGCGCATGATACCGATGCGTTAGGTGCTGAGATCCGCAGGCGATATCCAGGCCATCGGCTTTATGGCTACCCAGACGCTAGTGGCGGCAATCGTTCTACAAATGCAACGCAAACCGATATCCAGATATTGGAGCAATATGGCATCAGCAACCAATCGCCTAAAAGCAATCCACCTGTGCGCGATCGTGTCGCGGCAGTGCAGGCATTACTTGAAAACGGTAAAGGTGAGCACCGGCTAAAGATCAGCAGCACCTGCAAACGTATGATTGAATGCTTAGAACTGCAATGTTATAGCCCTAACGGCACACCAGATAAAGAAGGCGGA